CTGCCAGGCGCCGGCCGCCAGCATCCGCCCCTTCCGCGACTCCGGCACGAGGACACCGCAGGCCGGACACAGATAGGCCGCCGTCTCCGGCCGCCCCTCATCCCACCGCAGCTGCCGCCACTCCAGCGCCTGCCGCTCGCCGCAATCGGGGCAGGGCACCAGGTAGCGCCGCTGGTCGCCCTCCAGGTACGCCTCCTCGATCCGGCTGGTGCCCTTGAGCGTCGGCGTGCTCACCCAGATCAGCCGACGATTCCAGAACGTCGTCGTGCGCCGCTTGGCCAGTGTCAGGGGGTCGCCCTCGGTCCCCGCGCTGGCCGGCCAGCGGTCGATCTCATCGCCGAGCACCACGCGGATCGGCTTGGCCGCCAGCCCGCTCGGTGCGTTGGCCCCCACGATTGTGACGTGCCCGCCCGGGTACTCCTTGACCAGCAGGGTGTTCCCGCTATTGCGGCTCGCCGGGTCGGCGAACAACTCCCGCAGCACCGGAGTGTCACGGATCATCGGCGCCAGCCGCGTCTTGCTCCACTGCTCGGCCTCACCCACCGTCGGTAGCACCATCAGGACGGGTGCGGGATCCTGGTGGCCGTAGAACCCAATGGTGTTGAGCTGGATTTCGGTCTTGCCGACCTGCGCACTGGTCATGATCACGACCGTCTCGATCGTCGGATCCGAAATAGCGTCCATCATGCCACGCTGGTAGGGCGCCCGATCCGTCCGCCACTGTCCCGGCTCGCTGCTCGCCTCCCGCGACAGTTGCCGGAACCGATCCGCCCACTCACTCACCGTCAGGCGGGGCGGCGGGGCCAGCCGAGACGCCACCACGGCCGCCAGGTCGCGGCCCAGCGCCTCCAGGGCGCTCTCGTGCGAGGCGACGGCGCTCAGGCCGCCTTCCGCTTCCGAGGCGATGGCGCCCCGTCCGATGAGAGTTCGGCCAACACCTCACCCACCGCATCCTCGAGCACCCCCCGCGCCTCCATCGCTGTCTCCACCCCCACAAGACGCGGTGCGAGTTTACCGGGAACCGCAACGAGCCGCGCCCGCACCCGCTCCAGGATGCGGACCAGCCGCGAGGCGCAGTCCTCCACCGTCACCAGCCGACCCCGCTCCGTCGCCAGTTCCAACTCGGCCAGCTCCGCCTCCGCCGCCACCTTCCGCGTCCGGGCCTCCTCGAAATCCCCGGGGGTCGCGGCCTCGCGCTCCTTGCGCAGCATTTCGGCGTCCCGCCACTTCGGGAACGCCGGCCAGAGGCAGTAGGGCCGCCCCTTCACCAACTCCACCGGTGCGCCCGGTCGATCGGTCCAGCGGCCCAGCGCCTGGGGGGTCATCCCCAGCCGCCTGGCCGCCTCAGACTGGGTCACCCGTTCCGTCTCTATGGCCTCTTTCATCTAACCCCTTATCGCGTAGGCACTTACGCTAGCGCGTGTGGGGGGTCCGCGGTCACCCGCAACCCTCCGCGCGGGAGGACCCGGCGGGGGCTCATTTCGCCCCCGCCGCCGCGCGCGCGGCGGCGATCTCGTGGAATAGGTCCACGACGCCCTGCGCGTTGACGGGCCACCGCTCACCCACCACGCGCATGGCGATCGGGACGAACTCCAGCCGCCGCGGTCGGGGCACGCCGGTCCGGAACGTCCACAGGCGCCGGATGCGCCCCTTGCCCACCCGCTCGTACAACCCCCAAAACCGATCGGCTGAGCCGCCGAGGGTGAAATACCGGCCCACCGACTTACTGGAGGTTTTGACGCCAGACTTGGTCTTGTATTTCCGGGTCTTGAATCGCGCCTTCGTCCCCATCCCCGTCAGGATGCCGTCCTTGTTGAAAATGCCGATCAGGTTCCGTGGGTAGAGTTTCCGCGGCACAGAGGATGACCATGTCGGGCGGATGTAGCCGGTGGGAATCGCCACGGGGTACTTGCGCATCCGCTTGGGCTCGCCCTTCTCGAACGGCTCGAGGATGTTGCGCCGCTTCTTGGCGATCGGGTCGAACTCTGGCCCGAGCGCGATGAACGCGCTGAGTTGCGCGGGGGTCGCCCTCCACTCCCTGGGCAGCCGTTGCGGCGGCAAGATAAAGCCGGGCACGCGAACCATGAACGCCTCGCGAATGTGTTGGCGCTGCGCCGCGAGCACATCCTCGGCGGTGCGGTTGAGGGCGATCGCGGCCGCCTTAGGAAACTCCTTGCCGAGCTCCGCCAGGAACTTCGTGGCGTCCTCGCTTTTGACCGATAGCACAAAGTCACTGGACAGGTCGGTGTTCATACCCCCTCCCACTCAAAAACGACACAAATTACACGATGCGGAAACGCGTTCGCCAGTTTCGTGGGCAGCTCGCCGAGGGCGGTGCGATGGCCTGCGCACCAGAGCTCGGTGAGGCGGATCACCTCCCGCTCCATGCGGTGCTCGGCCCAGGAGCGGCGCAGGGCGATGCGCTGCCAGAGGTAGGTGGGCAGGTAGCGCCAGCCCATGCGCGGGGCCTGGACGGCGGCGTGCATCAGCTCGTGGATCAGGCCCTCGCGCGGGGTGACCGGGCCGCGGTCCTCGCGTGTGCCGGGGTGCCGGAGCCAGATGGCGTCGGTGACGGCGACGGCGGCGGTGGGCCAGATGCGGGTGAGCCAGTGGCCGACGTAGATGGCGACCTGGCGGGGGCCGCGGGCGGTGTCCACCAGGTAGACGCGCTTGACGCCGCGCCGGGCGACGCGGAACAGGAGGACGGCCCCGCCCCAGAGGAGGCCGGCGAGTGCGAGGGGTGTGAGGGCCAGCCAGAGATACCAGGGCATCAGGCGCCGTCCTCCCACTCGTCCCACCCGTCCCCGCGTTCGGGGTGGTCGGCACCATCCTTGGCCCGCGTGGCCGCCTCGGCGATGTGGTCGGCGTGACCCTGACAATCCGGGAAGGCGGCACGATAGACCTCCACGGCCGCATCGCCATGCTCTGGGAAGCGCGCGGCGAACTGCCCCGCCAGGTCGGCGGCGCAGACATGACACCCACCGTCGGCGGTCATCAGCACTTCCAGTACCACGCGAGCGTCCTCGGGCGTCATCTCACCAGCCTCCTGGCGCGGTCGAGTTTGTGGCCGGACGGCGGAACACCAACACGTCACCCTCCATCCGTACCTGCAACGGCTCGGACCACACGGCCAAGCTGGGCAGCAGATCACGCGCCACCAACACCCTCACGTCGCCATCCAACCCCCTGAGCCGCTGGATCTCGTCCTCGGCCTCCAGCAGGGCGGCGGTGATGGCGGCGTAGTGCGTGCCCGCGTGAACCATAAAGTCGGCATCTGGGCGAGGGTCGGCCTTGTACGGGTCACCGAACCACGCAATCGCAACCGCTGGCCGTCCTTGGAACACCGTCCCACAGAAATCCCCGTTGCCGCGTATCCACGGCCCCGGCGTGGCCTTCTCGCCCAGCGCCACGGCCTCCCGCGCCGCGTCCAGCGTGGTGGGGTCAGTCATGTCAGCAGCCTCCGAAACAGCCCCTTTGGGGTGCCGTTTCCGCTCAGGCTCGCTACGGGCGCGAAGGGGTCGAACGCGGGCAGTTCGAACCATGCCAGCAACCGACGGACCGCCTCGTCTCTCAGGTCCGGGTCCATCTCCCGCCAGTCCACGCAATGCAGGAGGCGCATAGCCTCGTACTCTGCTTTCGGTGGCACGATCTTGGTCACCTTCACGAGAGAATCCACCGTGCAGATGTCGAAGTGCCAGTTGGGCCGAAACATGCGGCGAAGCGCCGCCTCACAGGCCCGCCGCGCGAAGTCGTCCATCACCCCCCCCCTTCTCCGCGCCGGGCGCGGCGGTTTCCATCAGGTAGTGAACACGATCAGTGTCACTAGGACAATCTTGTGGCAGCCGTAGGAACGGCGTCAGCTTCCTGCGGCGGCTCAACACCCATAAGCGATCGGAGGTCAGGGATGCGTTCACCTGCGCCTCGACCTCAGCCCGGCTCCAACGGCGTGGAACACAGACCGCCATCGTGCCATCCCACCGCCGATAGACCGGGATGTCACCCATCGGTCCGTTCAGCAACAGATACCGCTCACCCATCACGTCCTCCCTCCCTGGCGCGCCGCGCCGCGAGGTGCGCCAGCACGGCCAGCAGGTCGGGCAGCGTGGGGCGACCAAAGACGACCACACGTCCGTCGTCCAGCAGGCGGACTTCGGTGTCATCGGGACCCGCCACCCACCACCACGAGCCGTAGCCCGCGTGCCCGTGGAACCACGGACCGCGCCACCCCTCCGGCAGCGGCGGTAGCGGACGTGTGGTACATCCCGTACTGTTGCAAGCAGGACACGTCTCGATGCCTCGGCACCTATGCGGAGAGGCGGTTCCGCTGTCAGTCATCAGGGGCCTCCGGGGTTGGTGTCTTGCAGGCGACTATGACCGCAAGGCGAACAATTTCTGCTGCTTCTCCCGCCGACACACCGCTCGGCAGCTTGGATTTGACCGTCTCACCCAACGCGATCAGGGCTTCGATCTCGGAGTCGCGGAGGGTGGCGAGAATGACGCCAGTCCCGCCACACATCCAGCACGGGGCTGACCTCGCATCACCATAGAGCGTTACTGTTCCATTGTTGCACGTTGCCGAGGGACATACCACCCGCACTTGGCGCTCAGGCATCGGGGGCCTCTTTCAGCGCATCGAGCACTTTACGCTTGATCGCCTTAAAGGACAGGTCGAGCAGTTCCTCGGGGCCGATGGCGGACCGCTGGAGCAGGTGGAGCGACACCCGTTGCGAGACCTCCAAGTACGGCCCGTCGGCCCGCGTCACCGAACAGGGTACGGCCATCCCTTCCTCTCGCGCCCGCTCCACCTGCTCTTGGTGCCAGCGGTAGAGGGCGCGAACATCGGCGTTGAGTGCCCATTGAAATGATTGTGCGGACTGAACAACCAGACCGACCAGCCGTACAAACTCCGGGTCCATCTCCAGCGCGGGGGTGGGGCGCTGCTCACGTAGCCAGCCACCGCTCTTTGCGCCAACCCGTTCGCTCATTCATCCTCCTCTTTCGGTGCCGTGTCCGGCAGCAGGGCGCGGAGGGCCACCTCGATGGCGTCGCCGCACTCCTGTGCGCCCACGGCCTCAGCGTAGCGGCGCTGTGCGTTGTGGCGGGCTTCGGCGTCACGGGTTCGCCGGGCCACCATGACACACTCTCGCACCACTTCCGCCCGGACCTGGGCGGCATGGAGGGGCAGCACCGCCGATAGGATGATCTCCACGAGGCGGAGGGTACTCTGCGCGGACTGCCCCAGCGCGGCCTCTGCCGCCGCGTTGCCCGCCGCCACCAGCGCGTCGGGGAGCCGCAGCTCGGGGGCGGTCACTTGAACCTCTCGGGCCAGACGTGCTCGGGCTTGATGCCCTGCGACTCGCAGTAGAACCGGATCACAAAGCACCGCATCTGCCAGTGCATGTTCTTGTCCATCGCTACGAACAGTTCGTCCAGTGCCCGTACATCCTCGCGGCCTGACTTCAAGAGCGGCTTGCTCACTCCCACGGCCCTCCCTCTGTTGGAATCGGGCGCCCTTCGCGGAGGTACAGGATGTCGCCCGCCGCGTTCTTGAGTTCGCGCACGGGGTGGCCCTTCGCGGTAGCCCATGTGGCGCTGCCGGGGCCGAACCCGTGGCGAAGCTCGTCGGGGTTGGACGCGACCCATTCCGTCACGCCGCCATCATCGAACATCCACCGCCACCGCTCCGCACGCTCCAGGGCGGCGTGGCGCATCAGGCGGCCCGCAGGGTCTTGCGCTCGGCGAAGCTGAGCGCGGTCCAGGTGCCCGTGCTGCGATCGTGCCAGGCGGGCACGAGGCCGGTTTCGCCGTTGCGGTTCTTTTCCACGATCACCTCGACGAGTTCGGTGTGGGGCCCTGACGCGACGGGGCGGGCCGGCTGGTCGGTGGGGCGGTGCATCAGCAGGATGCCGTCGGCGTCCTGCTCGATGTGGCCGGAGTCCCGCAGGTCGGCCATCGTGGGCCGGCGCGGCCTGCCGTCCCGCACGCTGGCGCGGTTGAGCTGAGCCGCGCAGAGGACGGGCACGTGAGCATCCACCGCCAGCCGGGAGAGGGCGCCGGTGATGTACCCGATTTCGATGTTCCGGTTCTCGGCGCGACGCCCGGCGGAGAGTTTCTGGAGGTAGTCCACGACGACGAGCACGGGAGGTTCACCGATCTCGGCGGTGTATTCCGCCACGGCGGCGCGCATCTCGGCGGGGGTGGTCCGCGTGTCGTCGATGCGAATCGAGAGCTCTCCGAGCGCGTTGGCGGTGGGCTGGATGCGCCGCGCGGCGTCGTCCCACGACTCCCGGTCGCGGATCTGCCAGAGGTTCAGGCCGGCGGCCCGGGCCAGCATCCGGCGGCGGATCGCCTTGGCGGGCATCTCAGCCGAGAGGAACAGCACGGGGCCGACCTCGGCCGCGTCCAGGGTCACGTCGATCACGAAGCTGGATTTCCCGACGCTCGGGCGGGCGGCCGCGATCCAGAGTTCGCCGCGCTGGAACCCGTGCGTCTTGGCGTCGAGGTCGGGGAGCCGGGTCCCCACGCCGAGCACAGTGCCGCTGGTCGCCTGGCGCTCGAGGTCCTCCAGCACGTCGAGGACACCGGTGCGCATCGGGACGACGGGGCGCGCGGGGGCGCCGTGTGTCTGGGTGAGCCGGTCGACGAGCTGCGCGATCGTGGCCGTGACCGGCGTGCGGGGGTCCTCGGCGAGGCGGCGGGCAGCCTCGGCCTGCGCAATGACCTCCCGGCGCTGCCAGGCGTCGCGGACGAGCCGCGCGTGGTGGACGAGGTTGGCGGTGGTGGCGGTCTCGTCGACCAGGTCGGCCAGCAGGGCGAGGCCGACCTCGGCCGCCGCGTGGTGGGTGGCCAGGCGCCGGGTCAGCGTCACGCTGTCGTGCGGGACCCCTTCGTCGTGGAGCTCGCGGATCGCGCGATAGATGGCCCGGTGCTTCGGGTCCGCGAAGCGCTCCGCATCCGGCAGGATCGGGAGACAGCGGGCGAGCACCGCGGGGTCGTCGTGGCCGAGGATGAGCGCGCCGAGCACGGCGCGCTCGGCGCTGGGGTCGTGGATCACGGTGCGCCCTCCAAGCGCGCCCGCGCCTCTTCGACCTCGGCGAGGAAGGGGTTGGGCCGGCCGGCAGCCTCCCGGATCGCGGCGGCGCGGCGGGCGGGTGTGTCGAGACGCACGGGGCGCGCGCCGCCCGGAGGAGCGGCGTCAGCGCCCTCCCCTTCCTGGCCACCCGCGGCGGCCCCGGAGGGGCCGCGGGTGGCTGGTCGCTGGTCGCTGGTACTGGTCGTAGGTCGTAGGTCGTAGGTATGGTGCCGGAGCGGCTCCGGAGCGCCTCCGGAATCATTCCGGAGCGCCTCCGGAGTGTCTGTATCTACAAGCGGCACAACGATTTCCGGAAACGCCGCCTTCAGGTTCGGGTGCGAAATCTTCTGGTGCTTCCTCCAGTTGGCGATCTCGATGATCCGCTGCCCGGAGGAGGTCCACCCGCGGCGGATCCGACCAATTCCGGAGAGCCTCCGGAGGCTCTCCAGAACGGAATACTGGGGGGTGTCCGGGAACAGCTGGGCATCGATCACCCGGGCGTTGTCCAGCAGCCGGCCGGCGTCGTCCGCCAGGGAGATCAATCCCAGGAACACCAGACGGTCGACCGGGTCGAGCGGGGCCAGCTTCTCGTCGGCCCAGAACTCGGGCTTCAGGGTGCGGATACGCGGCATTACGAGGCCCGCTTCTGCAGTGCGGCGAGGTGGCGAAGCGCTCGGGCCACGTCGCGGGCCAGGGTATCAGAAATCAGCACCCGGTGGGTGCGGTCGGCACGAGCCTCGAGGACGGCCGCCGCCAGCTCCAGGGTCAGGGGGGTGGGGAGCGGCCGGCCCTCCCGGTCGGTGCGTACGAGCTGGAGGTGACGCGTCAT